CAGAATCGACTCCTTAAAATTCCCGCTTTCAAATATAAAAGCAAGCTACCACAAAAGGAACGTCCTGCTAGAAAATATCGGAGCGATTGGAATTTTATCCGCAGAACAAAATGACATGGGCGGGGTAATTCCACTAGACCCAGCGATGAAAAAAGACATGCAAAAAGATTGGTACCGCAGGAGCAAAGACGAGTTAGTGATTACAGAAGCAAACGTGAAATGGACACCGATGAGTTACCCGACCCGCGACCTAATGCTATTCGAGGAACTAACCGCAGACAAGCTCGCCATTATTGACGCTTTCGGATTAAACGCTAATTTATTTAGCAACGAAAAAGGCAGTACATTTACAAACGTAAAAGACAGCATCCGCATGGTTTACTCGGACACAATACAACCAGAAACCCAACAAATTTATGACAATATAATGCAACAATTCGGACTAGCGGATGAGGGCTACAGACTGGTCGCTGAATTTGACCATTTACCAATTATGCAAGCCGACACTAAACAGGAAGCCGAAACCGACAAAATCCGAGCGGAGACATTCCAAACATTAATTAATTTAGGAGTAAATTTAACCGAGGAGGAAATGAGGACTTGGCTAGGAGTTACAAAAAAATAAAAAAAAACCAAAGATGAACAGAATAAATTTATACAACACAAAAGGAGCTTTCGAGTTAAAAGACATAACACCAGCCGAACGAACCGTAGCTTTTTATTTGTCAAAATTTGACACAATAGACAGCGACCTCGACAATATAAAAAAAGGTGCTTACAAAAAGTCACTATCGGAACGAGGAGTCGAAAGCACAGGAAACAGAAAAATCCAATTTTTAAGACACCACGACTGGACAAAACAAATCGGAAAGTTTTTAACTTTGGAGGAAGACAACCTCGGACTTTTTGCGGTCGCACAATTAGGGAGAAGCACAGCAGGAGACGATGCACTCAAGGATTACGAAGATGGAATTATTAGAGAACACAGCATCGGCTTTAAATACGTGGAGGACAAAATGAAATGGATTGAAGACAGCACCATGGACAGCAAAGGCTACTACGAAATAAAAGAAATAAAATTATTTGAGGGCTCCGCGGTTACATTTGGAGCAAACGAATACACCGAGGTAGTAAACATGAAACACGAAAACAAACAAGACCAAATTATAAAATTAACAAACGAACTAGACGTAACAATAAAAGCATTATTTAATGGAGGAGGAACAGACGAAAGACTAGAAGCCCTCGAAATGAAATCCCGATTTTTGACTTCGAGAATTTCGTTACTCGCAGAACACAATGTGCCGATTTTAAATCACACCATAAAAAGCGAGCCAACAGCGGAAAATCAATTTAATTGGAATAAAGTTATTAACAGCATAAAATAATTACAAACAAAAAATTTATTAACCAAAACCAAATTTTAAAACCAATGGAAGAAAACAACATCACACCAGAACAAGCGGTCGAAAAAATAAACGCGACTATTTCTGAAAAAATGGCTGGGCTACCAACACAGGAGGAAGTGAACAGCATTAAAGAAAACATTACTGAATTAAAAAACCTAGAAAGCAAATCATCCGAAATGGAGCGAGCGATTGCAAAAATGGAGGGGAAAATGGAAGCGATGCATGAAAAATCGATGAGCAACAAAACAACAGCAACGCCTAAAAGTATTGGTGCTCAAATAACTGAAGCCTACAAAGGGCAAATCGACTCAATAAAAAGCGGTCGCGATTTCAACCTAGAAGTAAAAGCTCCTACAACAATTACAGGAGACTATACAGGAACGCGAGCTTTGACTGACCTAGACCCAGAAATCGACCGAACAGTTAGACAGCAACAATTAATCCAGCAAATCGTAACACGCGGAACGGTATCCAGTAAATTCATTACATACATACAACAAACAACCGCACCAGATGGAGCTTTCGTAGCAGAGGGAGATGCTAAAACAGAATACGAGGAGAAATATTCTGAAGTAAGCAAGGAAGTAAAAAAAGTAGCAAGCCTCATAAAAATTTCAAAAGAAATGCTGGAGGATTTGCCATTTGTAGCAAGCGAAGTAAATAATGACTTAATACTAGGAGTACAAGACCAAATCGAGAACCAATTATTAAATGGAAACGGAGCAACAGTAAACCTAGAGGGAATTATTACGCAAGCTCCTGCTTTCGTAGCACCTGCCAGTTTATCCTTAAATGTGGTTTTACCAAATTTAACGGACGTAATCCTTGCCAGCGTAACACAAATCTACATCGCAAAATTTAACGCGACACACGTAGTTTTAAATCCATCAGACTGGGCTAGATTATACACAACCAAAACAACAGCAGGCGAATATACTTATCCTGTATATTTTCAAGTACCAACAACAGGCGAAATCAAAATCATGAATTTGTCGGTAATTGTTACAACTTGGATGACCGCGGGAACTTTTCTAGTAGGCGACTTTTCAAAATGCAATTTAAAAATGAGAGAAGACGTTAAATTATCGGTAGGCTACGTAAATGACGACTTCCAAAAAAACATGGTTTCAATTTTAGCGGAAGCACGACTAGTGACTTACATAAAAAACAACCAGAAAAATGCATTTGTAAAAGGCACAATTTCAACAGCACTTACTGCTATCACGAAGCCTTAATTAAATAATTTGTAATAAAACAAAAGAGAGATGAGCGATTTAAAAGAAATAAACCCAGACGAACCAACAAAAGCTACAGCTAAAAAAGGTAAAAGAAAACCGTTTAAAATTTCACTCGATACACAAAAACTAGACATCGACCTAGAACGAAACGAAAATGGAGAAGCCACCGTTAAAATTAATACGCCAAAATTAAAAATTGAAAGCGAAATTACAGAAGCAGGCTACAACATAATCGCAGATTTTAAAGACACCGATGAGGTAGAATTTGAGTCAAATGGCAAAGGGGAACATTTACCAAAAGGAACCTGCTGGACTATAGCAGGAGCCATGGCTAAAGTATTTCTGCAATTAAAACTGGGCAAAATTAAAAAAGTTATAAAAAAAAATAAATAAATAAAAACCACAAAGAATGCTTTTAAATACTTCGATGTTTTCAACTGGACGATGGGAGCTACACCTTGGAGGAACAGACTCGGCAAAATTACAAACGTACATTAATACGTTTGAACCGAGGTACATGGTTAAATTGTTTGGAGCTCAAATGTACGCGGAATTTGTCGCGGATTTGTCGACAGCGACCAACCAACCAAACAGCCCAAACTTCAAAAAATTATATGACCCAATTTTTGAAGACATAAACCTAGGACAAACAATTTTATCCGAGGGATTAATTAGCATGCTGAAAGGCTTTATTTATTTTGAGTACGCCAAAGATTTGATGACACAGCAAACACCCTATGGAGCGGTAGTGCAAGCAACCGAAAATGGAACAATAGCTAACACCATACAATCCAAACTTTATACTATTTACAACGAAGCAATCCGAACTTTTAAAGAAATAAGAAATTACATTTATCACTTTAAAAACCCAGACAGCTTACAAATAGTTTTTACATCGATTGTAAATTTAGGAGCAGGCTACGTTTCAAACCAAACCACACAGGGCGTGGCATTAAATAATTATTTGAATCCAATCGGAGGAGTATCCAGTTTATTAATTACAGGATTTGGAGCAGGCTACACAAACGCAACCAACGTACCTACAATTGGAGGAACAGGAACAGGATTAACTTTAAACATTACAACCACAGGAGGAAGTATAACATCGGTAATAATAAATAATGCAGGGCAAGGCTACACCATCGGAGACACAATTTTTATCCAGCAAGGGAACAACCTCGCCAGCGTTTCTCCTTTAACGCTTGTGACAATACCGCCAAACGTGGCACCGCTGGGTAGTGGTGCTTTAGCAAATACGCTCGCCTACAAAATAGGAGGAGTAAAAAGTGCTCAGATTTCAAATATAGGAACAGGCTACGTAGTAGGCACCTATAATTTAAATGGAGGAGCAGGAACAGGAGCAAAAATCACAATAACAGCGGTAAGCGGACTTGGAGCGATTTTAACTTTTGATATCGCATTTGCTAACACAGGGCAAAATTACCAAATCGGAAATGTTCTAACAATCCAAGGAAATGCAGGTAGCTCACAAGGACAAATTACATTAAATGGAGTATGGCTTGGAGAAATGAACACCGTAACAATTCTGAACGGAGGGAAAAATTACAAAATAGGAGACCA